ACAACGAGTTCGATGAAGATCGCAGGATAGGAAGTATCACTTACCGGAGCGGCGATGTAATCCACCGAGATCGGGGTCACTAAGTTGGTTTGTATGAAGTTTCCGACAACCTCCCATGTGCCGAAGTTCTCTGAGGTATCAATGCCATTGATGCGAAGCACCTTGATGGTCCCTGTTGGGACGGGGTAGCGCCAATCGTATCCAGTGACGGGAGCGGTGACATCTTTTGCAACATTGCCTGCCTGTTGGCGGGCAAAGCGCCAATCGTATTCCGAAAGAATCTCGTTGATGGTCTGGTTGTAGAACTTGGCCGCAAAGACAAACGGTTGCCCGTTTTGCTTGAATGCATCGGCGCTGCCGACACGCATGACCGCTTGGCGGATGATCTCGCTGGCGTTTGCGGTGAGAGTGCCAGAGTAGTTTGCGACTGCCTCGACTGCCTCAAGAAGGGCAGGCTTGGACATGAGGAATTGGAGTTCTTTGAAGAGTTCTTCGGATTTCATTTGGATTGTTGGGATGTTGGGAATTCAACGATGGCTGCGAGTTTGAGGGCGAGAGTGGCGGTTAGGATTTCGATGAAGATGGGCGGGAACTTGGTCACATCAGTGACCGTGGCGGTGTGATCGAGAATGATCGGGGTCGCGAAATTGGTGTGGAGGAAGCTGCCGACAACTTCCCACTGCGCGTTGTTCTCCGAGTCATCTATATTGTTGACCCGGATGATCTGTTTGCAGGCTGTAGGGATCGCGTAGCGGAACGAGTAGCCGGTCGTTGGGTTGGCTGCGTCTTTGGCGATGGAGACTTGGGCGCGAGCGAACGACCATTGGAAATCAGCCAGCAGGCTATCGCGAACCGACTCGTAGAGAGACTGGGCGATGACCATGGGTTCGCCATGCGGCTTGAACAGATCGGCAGAACCGACTCGCAAAATAGCCCTGCGGCAAATCTCGGCAACGCTGACAGGCACGGCGGATGTGCGAGCCGGGGCGTAGGCTTCGGTGGCTTGGAAAAATGCAGGCTTCTGGATGGTGGCCGAGTAGAGTTGGACGCACTGCGTGAACAAATCCTTGGAGCCGGTAAGAGGCATCGCGAGGACGGCTGCGAGCTTCATGGAGAGCGCCTCGATGAAGATGGCCGGGAACAGGGTGGTGGTCGTGACAAGCGCGATGTAGTCGAGCGAGGGAGCGCCTGTTAGGTTTGTGTGCAGGTTGGCTCCGAGGATTTCCCAAGTGCCGAAGTTTTCGCTCGCATCGATGTCTTCAAGCCGGATTGCCCGGATGAAATCGGCAGGCAAAGCATACCTTGTCGAGTAGCCGGTAATCGGTGCAGCACCGCTGGTGAGGTTGACTTGCTTGCGGCAGAATTGCCAATCGAACTCGGCTTGGAGTTCCTCAACCGTCTGCGCGTAGAACAGAGTGCAATACTGCGCCTGCGCCGTTGAATCGGTCAGCGCGGTGATGCGGGAATCACCGAGTCGGGCGAGAGCAAGGTTGCAGATTTGGATGTCTGTCATTGAAGCGTAGTCAGATCACAAAAATTGGGTGGCAGACATTGCCCGGTCTGCCAGCGGGGTGCGGGAACTTAGAGGACTTCGTCGCAGGCGATCTCGACGACTTTCTTCTCTTCCATACGCACGGCAGCAAGGCTGGCCACGGAGCGGATTTGAAGGGAGTGTGAGAGGTCGGTGCGGATGTCCATGTGGGTCTTGAGGCCACGCTCGGCGAGGACGATGCCACTCTTCACATAGGCGAAGCAGGAGCGGATATCGACGGCCAGCGGGAGCTGTTGGCTGCGGCGGAATTTGAAACCCATGAAGGTATTCAAAGTGCCGTCCACAAGAGCGCGGACCGTGTTGTAGTCAGCCGAGGTTACCTCAGTCGTGCGGAGCAAGTCTTGAAGCTGCTTGGCCGAAACAACCAGGATGCGATCTTCCTCTTCATCGACTTCGTTGCTGTCGAAGAGAAACTTCGCTGCGCGGAGCTTGGCGATGGTGAGTCCGGAGTTGGCGACTGCGCCGGACTCGACATAGTTGGCTGCGATCTTCTGGCCTGCTGGAAGGACGGTGGCTGTTGTGCCAGTCGTGCCGGTGTAGGCTGTGCCGCCGAGGGCGTCGATGATGATCTTGTCGCAAGTGCGAGCGTAGGCTGCTCCGTGCGATTGGATGATCGGGCTTGTGGGAAGCACAACTTCGCCGAGGAACTGCTCGTCGAATTCGTCAACGAGTTTGGCGCAGTCGTAATTGAGCGGGCGAATCCAACGCTTGGCCATCGATTGATCGGTGATCCGGGTTTCGCGTGAGCGATCCGTGATCTGAGTCATCGAGGTTGCGTCGAGTTGATTGTAGGATTTCTCCTTACCTTCGATGGAATCGAGGGTGCAGTATTCTTTCAGCCGAGAATTTTTCTGCTGAACGAGGTGTTTCCAGTTGCTATCGAACTGGGTAGTGAAGTGATTGGGGATGTTCGTCAGAACTCCGTTTAGATCGGCCATTTGGTCTCCTTTGGTTTTTGGTGAGGTTGGTATCAGTCGAAACTGATGGTTTGTTGCTCCCTTCGCTTCCGAGTGTCCCGTGTGGGGTCTTCGACGGCGGGTATTAGGGAGCAGGCTCACAAAGGAGGTGTCTGCTCTGACGAAGGTGACATTACCGCCGATGCGGTATCAGTCAAAACTTTTTTTCAAAAAAAATAGCGGGGCCGAGACTTGAACTCGGAATTCCAGATTATGAAACTGGTGTTATACCTTTTCACTACCCCGCAGTTTTCAACCCTGCTTGAGCAGGGAGGTGACGAGCGCAGCGGCTTCGCGGTCGCCTTCCATGTATCGCTTGTGCCAAGTGTTGTCGGGATTCGACATGATGTCTTTGGCACGGGCTGCGCCGGTCATAAACTCTGTGCCGCCCATGGAGCGACCGACCTTGTCCTCGCTCATCATTTGCGCCATGCGAACGAATCCACGCACGACCTCCGGGTCGCTGAACCCGTGTGAATTCGCATCCACGCCAGCGATCTTCGCGGCCTGCTTGGCGAGGCCGATGTTTTTCCCGAAATCATTCCCCCACTCCTTCTGGAGCGTCTGCACAGCCTCGGTGCGTTGCTTTTCAAAGGTGGCTTGGATCGCCTCCATTTTGAACGCCTCGGTGCGGGCATGCTGGTTGACGAGTTCCTTCATGGCCGAAGGCGGGATGCCGTGCTTGTGCGCGATCTCGGCATATGGCTTCGCCATGTCGTCGCTCCATGTCATGCCTTCCGGTAGAGCGTCTGGAGCAAACTTGTATTCCTCCAGCGAGTCCGGCACACCCATGGCTCGGCGGAAGGCGGCGAGTTCTTCGGGCGAAGATTTCTCGTTCGGCACGCCGAGCTTTTTGCCGATGAGTTGATTGGCATTGGCGAGCGCCTTCGCCATGTCGGGAACGCTTTTGTATTTACTCAGCGTGTCCTTGTAGGCAGCGGAGTCTTCCGGGAGGTTGTTGGTCCATCCTTCCCCGAATGTTCCGTCCGGGTTCACCCAGCCGGTTGAAGGTTGCGTGGTGGTGGTTGTCTCCGGAGCGGCTGGCGCTGCGGCGTTGGTGCTGTCGGCTCCTGTGTCGAGCAGACTCTGCTCGGAGGAGGTGTCGATGGTGTCTTCCATAAATTAGGTATCAGTCAAAACTGCACGCTTACGGATGCGGGTGGTAACCGAGATGGGTCCGGCGTCCGGCGTAGCGGATCGCGAATTCCTGCGGGTGGTAGTCGCGCATCCACTCGACATAGGCGGGAGTCTTGTCGCCGAGCATCTGCTCCATTTCCGGTGCAGGCGGGATGTCTTTCTTGGGTTCGGATTTGGGCTTACTCATTTTTTGACCTTTCGTTTGGGAGTCTCGATGTCGCCATCCGCGATGACCGGCCTGCGGAGGATCGCTTCGATGTGAAGGATCACGCCTCGCTGGCCATCGCGGAGCGCAGCGACCACGGGATTGAAATCATAACCAGGCAGGAAGACCTGTGAGTCGGTGGCAAATTGCGTCTTGAGATCGGCGATGACCGCAGCGCCTTCCTTGCCGCCAAAGACCCGGTGGTAGGCATTGGTCGTCTTCTGGCGCTCGCGTTCGCGCCGGAGGGCAGCGGCTTTGTCTTCTGGGGCCATCATGCTTGTCCCATCATGCCGGGGAGCATGCCAGCGAGGGCAGAATCCTGCTTCACGCTGCCAGCCTTGCCGAGGGCGCTTGCAGCCTGCTCCATTTGCTGCGCCTGCATCTGCTGCTGGGCGGCTTGGGCGCGGGCTGCGCGGGTCTGGGCGACCATGTCCTCATCCATGAGCCAGCGGGCGGGGAGACCATCGTTGCGGGCCATGTCGCGGGTGATCTCGTCGAAATCGAAATTGTCGAGCATGTCCGGCTTGATCTGCACATAGGGCAGGAGCATCTCACTGGTGCGGATGAATGCGGCGTTTTCGAGACTCTTGATCGCAAGCGCGATTCGGGAGTTGTAGGCAACATCCGGCTCCGGGATGACGCCGATCATTTGGAGCGCCTGCGGAGGTGGTGGGAACTTGCCAGCGCGGGCCAAGATCGCGAAGACCCGGCGCAGGAGCGGATTGAATAGCTCGGTCGTGAGGCGGGCGAAGGTCGGGGAGAATTGGATGAGCTTCTCGCTGGCGCGTTCGGCGACTTCGCGGGCAGTCATCTGCTTTTGGAGTTGGGCGAACATTTGGAAGAGGTCCACATGGAAGGCTTCGTTGATTGCCTTGCGTTTGTGTTCTGCACGCTCGACGCCGATGTCGTAGCGCCCGCCGGTTCCCCACTCTTTCGGCGTGGCCTGCGGGTTGTTCGGATCGAAATAGGTCACGCCACCGGCGCGGAGGTCGATGTCTCCATCGAACCCGGCAGGGATGAGGATGCGAGGGAACGCATGAATCTCGGCGAGCGAGTCGAGTTGCTTTTCAAGGAAGTTGAGTTGCTTGCACTCCGGCAGCGCGGTCCACGATGGCGAGTAGCCGTAGCACTCGGAGTTCTTCCACTTGAGGTAGCGAGTAACGAAAAACGGTTGCTCATCGAACCCGGAAGCAAGGAAGACATGCTTGCTCGCCTTGTCCACATAGACCGAGGCGTAGGGCTTGTTCTCAGCGTCTCGCTTGCCCATTTCAATCTCACCCGGACCACGGGGAGCGATGAGATGGACGCAGGCAAACTTGCGGTTGGAGTTGGGCTTCTCCAGTTCCTTCCGCATGGCGTCAGTGATGTTCTCGATGCCGAACTTGAGCGCGGCCTGCCGTGCGGTCATCTCATACTCGCGGGAGAGCGTGTCCACATAGCCTTCGTCGTCTTCCGAGATCGCGAAGCATCCAAGGTCGAGCTTGGTGAAGTTGAGCGAATTAACCTTGCCGCTTTCGACGAGGATTGCTGCCGTGCCGAATGCGCCACGGTCGAGATAGAGTTCGTGGATTTCGGTGTAGAAGTTGGACCGGCTGAGTTCGGCCTGCATGACCTCGGTGCAGCGTTTGAACCATTGCTCGATCTCGTCCTCGCTCTCCATCTCCTTCGGTGGCTCCAGCGAGAACCAGCGGCTTTCCAGTGGGGTCATCCATGAGAGTTGACCATTGGCCAGAACAAGATTCGCCCGGACGGCGGTGGCATCGAAGAGTTGCGCCTCGTCGTCTGTGGTGGGCGAGGTCGTCTGCGTGAACATCGTTGCCTTGCGAGGCATCACATACTTCGCGATGTCCTCCCAGAGCGACTCCCATGTTGCCCGCTGATGGACCATCTCAGCGTGTCGCTGAAGAACCTTGTCGGCGAGTTCGGGATTCTTTCCGGTCATTTGGTATCAGTCAAAACAACATCAACCGAGGGTCGAGTAGCCGGTCGTCATCGGCGCTTGTCCGGATTCCCCGGCGAGGATCGACTTGCGGAGTCCCTTGCGCTTGGCCACTTCTGAGGCCATGTCGGCCTGCGGATTGCCGGGGTCAACCTGCGCTGCGGGCGCGGGCTTGTTCGCCTCCATCTGGCGCATCATTTCCTCCTGCGCCTTGCGCTGGTCATCCGCCTGCTGGCGGGCGAGATCGATTTGTGCCTTCTGCTGCGCAGCTTGGTTGGCTGCGGCCTGCTGCATTTGCGCCTGCTCGGCCTTGGCTGCTTGGTTTTCCTCTTTTGAGGGACCGACTTTGCGCTTACCTCCTCCGAACCATGCTAAACAGGGAGAGAGGATGGGATTGAGAGTGTGGTCAGTGAGTCGCATCGCTTATGGAGTTTTTGGGTTTCGTAAACTCGGAGCGGGCGGTCTCGCCGACTCCATGCGATGTAGGGAAGTGTATACGGAGCAAAGTTGCAAGGATTATTTTGACTGATACCACAATATATTGTGATCAGCCAGCAATTCTGACACAACCTGTGGTATGTGTGAGCCGCATCGCGCCAGCGTTCCTGCGGGTCGTAAATGTCAACCGGGCGAGCGAGCATGAAGAAGTCCTCGGTGTTGATCACGACCCCATTCCATGCGGTGAGTTCGACTTCCTCGGCGAAGGATCGCGGCTGTGGATAGCGCCGGTAGAGATCGAGGATTTGGAGTTCCAGTTCGCGTTTCACCGGCGAACCTTTCCGAATCCCCCACCCCGAAATCCTGCCATGACTCTGGTTGCTTCATGCCGCTCGGCTTTGCGAGGGATCGCGGAGCGGTCGATCACCATCCCGCGCTTGATAGCCTGGTGCGAGAGCGAGAAGGCATCGGCGAAGTGACTACTCCAATCATGCACCGGCACATCCTTGATGGTGACACCATCGCGCTCCTCCTTGGAATGGTAGGCATCGAGCGCATCGAGTCCATCCACGCATCCGGCCTCGTTGAAATGAATGCGCGGGAAGGCATCGTTGGCGAGGTTGATCCCATCCCAGACGCTGATCTGCCGAGGCACGGGAATCACGCCGGTCAGCCCGCTGCGTCCCAGTGCTTCCTGCCAGAGTCCACCAACTTCCGCTGCGGCGTCATGCGGGATGAAGTGTCCACCGTATCCATACTGCTTGTCCTTGAGCCTCGCAGCCCAGTCCGCTGGCGTCTTGCACTCGTCGCTCCCGGAGAGAGATTCCAGATAGTTGATGCGGTCGCCGACCATCTGCCAAATCCACACCTTCTGGTTGAGCGGAGCGCCCACATCCCATGAGGTGTAGACCGGCAGTTCCTTGAACCAGAGAATGTCGTTGGTGATGCGCTTTTCAGCGCGGGCCTTTTCGAGGCTGCGCACATAGATCGCGCCGGGGCGACCGATGGCAAACGAGCATTCGTATTCCTGCTCGTAGATATGCGCGGGAGTTCCCTTGCGGATGTCATTGAGTTCCTCGTCGGGAATGATGCCGCTATCGCTCGCTTTGAGCATGAGGGAGAACCATTCCGGATTCCCGCAGGCGTCGGTCCAGAGTCTCCAAAACGCATTGCGGCCTTTCGGCGTGCCGATGAAGGTTGCCCACCCGTTGTAGTCCGAGAGGCAGGGCCGGATCACCGAATACCATGCCGCAGGGTCGATATCCGCATACTCGTCGATCACCGCTCCATCGAGGTAAAGCCCGCGCATGCGTTCGTAGCTTTCCCCGGAGTAAAGCCGGATCGTGGCGCCGTGTGGCAAGGTCGCGATGAGATCCGCCTCGTTGATCTTCACGCCGGGGAGCGGCGAGAGGAAGGTTTTGATGTATCCCCACGCGATGTCTTTGGCTTGGTCGCGTGTCGGCGCGATGTAGGCGAACCGCAGCGGCGGACCCGCCCGCTCGGTGGTGAATGCCTTGTTGAGCAGGTCTTGAATGCACCCGAATGTTTTTCCGCCGCGCCGGTGAACAACCATGCACGCCCAGCGTTTGTCCCGCTCCAGATAGGAGCGAAACTGCCTGCGTGGTCGGATTTCAAATTCCGACTCAGACATCGCCGCCCATGATGACTCGGATTTTTTGCGTGCCGGTCTGCTCGACCTCGACCTTGTCGCCATAGCGTTTCGGAGCGAGCTTGCTGGCGACCCACTTGAGAGCATCCACCCGGAGCCGCCCGATCTGGGCGTCATTGGAATTAAATGCCTCATCGAGGATCATGTCAGCGTAGGAATCAGCCTGCTTCTGCCTCGCCTGTGCGTATTGTTCAAAAAAGACTTTGTTGTGATTCGTCCACATGATGACGGTCGAAGGAAGCAGACCGATTTTGCGGCAAATGGAGCGCATCGTTTCGCCATTGGCCATGCGTTCACAGATCAAGTCAGCGAGTTCTTGGGTGAACTTCGTCGGCCTGCCCTGCTTTTTTTTCGGCTTTGTTGCCATGATGTTAAATGGTATCAGTCAAAACTTGTCTTGACAAGGATTCGGTTTTTCCCCCTTATAATCCCCCTGTTGTTGTTTGTCTGAAGGTAATTCGGATGGAGGTTCCTTCTTCGGCTTTTGTTTTGGCCTTAATTTGTCGGAACGAGATTTCAACTGACGCCGGATCGTCGTCTGGAATGAGTCCTCTTCTTCGGATGGCATCGATGAGGAATTTGCAACCGCCAGCAAGGTTATCAGCATCGAGTGGGTGGCAGGAGATGCGAGTAATGCGGAGTCCAAATGCTGGCTGGTCCGTTGCTTCTCCTTGGACAGAGTGGTCCAGTGTTTGCCGAGGACTCGATTGAGGCTTGGAGTGAGGAATTCCGGGAGCCACAGATTCAGTTCGTGCAAATGAGCCATCTGGTTTTTCGGTGTAGCCGAGTTGTCGGAGTTGTTCATGCGTCCAGTTCATTAGTTGATATTTTGAACCACCGGCTGAGAGCGGAGGTGATTTGATTAGGGTTTTTGTTTTCATGCCAGCCGAGGCAGTGACTGGCAGTCATCGCAAACTCGGAGGCGATCTCCTTTAGTTCGTCGCGCTCCTTGCGAACGGCGATGAGTTCCGAGAGCAAAAATTGGTTAAGGCGAGCCGTTTTGCTAATGCCTTTGCTGGCCGCTTTTGAAATCTCCCGCGCCTCGTCGCGCTCGCGCTCCAGCTTGCGAGCGTAATCAGCGGCTACCCAATCTCCCCAAGAACAAGGCACAGGTGGGCCATAATCGCTCAAGTCATGCGTTGCCGCGTCCGTCTCAGGCGTGTCACTCATTTCGCGCCCTCCTTGCCGTAGATTGCATCTTTGAGTGCATGGTATTCATGGCTAATGAGGCTGAATGACCCAATGGGCAGTTGCTTATTGATTGCCACCAACAAGCGGCTGGCGGCGTCATGGATTTGCTTGTAATCTTCGTGCGCCACCCATTCGCCATCGGGGATTGCTGCCCTCGCCTCGTCGCGTTCGTTGCAAATGCGATTGATTGCCAGCATGTGTTCGGTTGCGAGGTCGTCGTATTTCTCACGCGCCTCGTCCCGCTCGCGTTCCAATTGCTCTGCCCACTCGGTGGGAACGACATGGTTCCCGCGAGCGAGGTCATCTGTTTGTGGTGTTTTCATTTTACCAATCATTTCGTTTTCGTTTGGCTTCGATTGCTCGGCGCTCTGGCGTTGCCGCCCAGAACCGGTCGCAGGCTTCTTTAACCTGTCTTGAGAGCAAAAGCCACCAGCGGTCTTCGCGGTCGGAGCCGCAGAACTGAGTTCCTGCGGCCCCTTGGGCGACTTTTTTTCGATTAGAACGAGATTTCGTCATCGGTTGGGGTTGCGGTGCGGGCGGCAAGGATGCGCTCGTTGAGGGTCGTGAGCCGGTCAGCCGGGAGCGGCTGCGAGGAAGTCATGGGGTTGAGCCATCTCACCTTTAGACGCACCTTGCCGTCCTCTCCCTCCTCGGCCTCGATGGTGATCCGGCAGAGCTTGCCGACCCATGGCGCTTTTCCAGCGTTGAGCGTTGGGATGTCCCACTCCCGGCCAAATGCCTCGTCAAGCGTCTTCGCCGTGCGCTCTGCGGCCTTCTCCGAGAGCCAGCCCTGCCAGACAGCTTCCCGTCCGTGCTGGTCGCCTTCGTCCTCGATGAGGAGCGGGATGCGGATGAAATCCGAGCCTTTGGTTGTCGTGCCAAGCCATCCGTTGCCGGGTTGCTTCACTTTCGCCGTGTATTTGCCTTCGGCGGTCACATAGCGGTTCTGTTTGTCTGCGAGTTCGTGTGTTGTCATTTTTCTGTGTTGATGATGTTTGTGAACTCCGATAACCGCCGGAGGATCGGCTCGCCCCTGTCGGACGAGAGCATTTTTCTGAGGTCGCCCTTGGCGGCGTTGGCCGTCCAAATGATGGGCAGTTCGTGAGAGGATCGGTGTTCCAGCAGGTCGAAGAGTTCCAACTCGCTGCGCTCGGTCATTTTCTGCTTGCCGAGGTCATCGAGGAGGAGAACCTTCGTCCGGCGGCAGCGGGTCAGCGTGTCCTCGGCCATAGCTTTAGCCTGGTTGTTGTCGTGCCACTGGTCGGCACAGGCTTTCGCAAATCCCGTGGCGGTGATGCCAAAGACGCGAAGTCCGCTGAAATGCAGACGCTTGAGCAGTATCCACGCCGCTCGCGTCTTTCCGCAGCCCGCTGGGCCGATGAGACCGATTCCGACCGGATTATACTGCCATGCCTCGCATTCGCGCAGGAAGGCCGCAGGAATGCGTCCGAGGTCGCTTTCGCGGTAGAGTGGTGGACAGATGGCATTGAACGCCTCCTGCCGCCTCTCCTGCTCTTCCATGGCCTGCTCCTGTTGGAGCTTATCGATGCGTTTGAGGTCGCACTCGTCGCAGAGGATTTGCACATTCGGGAAGTAGCGGATGAAATCCTCGCTCGGTGAGGAGACCGAGTTGAAGCACGATTCGCTCGCGCAGGCTTGGACCGTGGCTACCATTGCTCGACCTCCTCGACCTTGGCTGGCGCAAGCGCCGGTTCGACTTTGTTGAGCCAGTTGATGACAAACTGCCGGGTCTTCTTGCGTCCGGGGCGGGCAAGAAGCCAAGCATCCATCTTGCGACTTTCCGCATCCACATCGATGCCCGGATAATGCCGCCGCATCTCAGCCCAGAACTCCTCATCGAGCAGGTAGGTCTTTTTGCGATCAGCGCCTACTTCTTCGTTAGAAGAAGTATTACTCTTCTCTTCTCTTCTCTTCTCTGGTAACGGTTTTTCTAACGCTTGGGGCGTTACATTTGTAACGCTCGGAGCGTTACATTTGTCACGGTGTTCCGCGACTCGCCTGTTGCAAACCGCACGGGCCTTGGAAGTTTGGCCGTTGTGCCGATCAAAGCGCGGGACTTGAAGCGAGCCGGAGCGGACTTCAAGCCAAGCTACTTTGCGGAGCGCATCGGAGAAACCCGGCTGGTGGGTGATACGGTCGAGAACGGATTCTGTAACGGTGAGAGCGTTACCGGAGATGGATTGCTGGTCACACCACGCCCAGAACCGGATGAGCTTTCCCACCACGGCGTCCGGGTCGATGTCCAAGATTGTCGCCATGGTGTAAACCTCCGGCTTGTCCGGCGTGGCGTGTTCCACTTTGATCCAGTCACCGGCCATATTATGCCGCCCTCCTGTGCCGCCCGATTAGAGCTTCAATGCCCACAACAGGGTCCGCACCGTGGCGTTTGGCAAAAGCCGATGCCTCCTCGATGCTTGCAAATGTCTTTTGATCGACATCACCAGGCCAGCAGTAAATGCCCTGCATCACATGCCAGAATGGTCCCCAGTTGTTTTTCACGATCTTCACCGGCTCCAGTTCTTCAAATTGAAATTCAAATTGGATGTTCATGCCGCCTCCGAAAGTTTGCGGAAGATGTGTTGCATGGAGTGCAATGCTTCCTTCCTGTTGAATGAAAGGCACTCGGTGCAGACCTCATACCATGTGCCATCGACCTTGAGATGATAGTCGTAGCGGAGGCAGTCCTCGTCACCGGCGCGTGTTTGCGCCAATGGAAACCCAAAGAATTCTCCACTGATGAAATTGTCGATCCAGTCGCTCATGCCGCCCTCCTAAACATGGCTATAGGTCTCATGTGAGCGCGACTGGACGACATGTAGCCCACCTTCTGCCATGATTTTGACATGAAGATCGCACCCATGACTCGCGGGTCGATGTTCGCGGGAGGTGGACAGACCTCCCGGACATCGTTGACCGTGATGACGCCCTTCTCATTGGCAAGGGATTCCGCTGCGAGCCGCGCCTCGGCGAGGTAGTCCTCACGGGTGGTCTCAAACAGGTCCATGACGGTTTGGAGATCAGCGCCGGTCATTTGGATTCCTCCTTCGCGTGTGCCAAGGCAAGGCCCAGCTCATGCCCGAAAATTTCTGCGTTTTTTCTGGAAAACGGCGCTGCCCTTTCAATGGAAGCCGCTAACACAAGGATTGCCGGAGCGACCTCTCCTTCAAATTCAACATTTCTTCGCAGATAGGCATATTCATCAGCGATTTCTTCAATCATTTCGCGGCCCTCGCTTTCTTCTTGTCGGCGACGAGCTTCACGATGTCCTTGCCCACGATGGCCTGCTTCTCCTGCACCGGCACACCCATCTTCGCGCACCATTCGCGGAACTTCGTGCCGGTCATCTTGCCGCCGCAGTTGGCAACGAGTTCATCGAGGCCGCTCTTCCCGGAGACTGCCGCCGAGACGATGGCGATCCGGTCGAAATGCTCGCGACCCGCCTCCTCTTGGAGCTTCCACCCCGGCACTGCCGTTGTCTTCATCAGCGCCTTGGCCTTCGTTTTGAGTTCATCCACGAAATCCTCAAAGATGGCGTTCGTTGTTAAGAACGCCCCCAGCCTTTCCGGGTCCGCCAGCAACCCATCCTTGAGCGCCTCCAGTGAGACGGCAGTCGGTTGGGCTTCCACCACCGCCAGCGTCTCGACAATCGGACCCGTGCGGGCTGCACAGCTATCGGCCTTCAAGCACCATGAGCAGTATTGACACGGAGTCGCCACGGCATTCGGATCGTTCACAGCCTCCAGCACCCCGTCCACCACGGCCTTCGCGGTCGCGTAGCTGAACTCGATGCGTGTGAACTCCCGCTGGTCGCAGAAGAGCAGGCAGCAGGTCCAATGCTCGCCAAAGGTGCGCTCCATGTTCCCCAGCGCATAAGCCGCCACTTGCTCGTAATAAGAGCGAAATGATTGCCCCGTCTTGAGGTCGAAACTCATCGCCTCATTCTCGCAGCGGGCATCCTCCGTTCCGATATGGTCCAGACCCGGCGTCTTCACTTTCAACTTTGCCTCATCAGCCTCGATCTCGCCTCCGTCCGCCAGATCGCGCACCGTGTCCACAGCCCACATCACATTCTCCTGCTCCTCGGTGGATAGCTCCACCGGCACAGGTTCACCCATGAGGAACGCCCGGAACGCCGCATCAAGGCGGGTTCCCCGCTCCGCATGCGGTCCTGCCACGGGATTGGATTCATATTTCGCGCACTGCGCCAGCTTGGGCAGCGAGGAATGTCGGATCGTGGCGCTCATTATTTGACCTCCTTCACTTCTGCCAGCACGGTTTCGAGGAAGCGTGGAGTCGATGAGAGGATACGGTTGCGGTAGCTCTCGTCCGTCATGTCGCGGAATGTCTGCCCCGCCATGATCTGCCCCTTGGCAACGAGGAAGGTATTGACCTTTGCCTCATGCTCGAAAATGCGCTTCTCCAGCGTGACCGCCCATTCCGGCTCCTCGGCTGCGGTATCAATTGATACCACCTCGGCCTCGATGGCCTTCGTCTCAGTCGCAGGAACTGCAACAGGCTCGACCACTGGTTCGGCCTTCACTTCCACGACCGGCTCCACCTTGACCGCCCGCGCAGGGCGAGGCGCGTCGAACTCACCGACCTCCTCCGGTGTATACATCCCATTGAGGACCGCAGGGAATGTCGCCCGGACGCCCTCGCTGATCACCCGCGCCCGCAGCATCTGCCTTGGGTAGGATTTCCAGTTGTCCTTTCCGCCCAGCCCAGCCGCCTTGGCCCGCGCCATGTCCCAGTCGATCCGGAGCGATCCGCCCGCCGGATGCGTAAAGGTCGCGCTCACCTTCTCGTTCGTGTGGTCATGCCACTCGACGCGCCCGCCGCTCTGCTGGAATCTTGCCAGCATTGAATCCGCCTTCAGCGAGGCGCGGCCTTGGATGATGTGATAATCAGAGGCCACTGATCCGGGGTGACGCCCTTCGGCGGTCGCCACGATCATCAGCGCCAGAGCCTGGTCTGGTGTTTTCATGCCGAAGAGACCAGATTTCACGATGGCCGAGGCCATCACCTGCATGTCGCCGAGGGCGACTTGTGTGTTGACTTGTGTAGTCAGTTGTGTGTTACTCATTTTAGTTGCTACTACTTCTTGTGGTTTTGACTTGGCCCCTTCGGTTGCACCCGTTGGGGCCGCTTCTTGTGGTGAGGATGTTTAGTCCTCAAATTCTTCCCAGCGGCGTCTGCGTTCGTAATGCCGCCGGAACCTTGAAAGGATGTCCGACTGCCCCAGCCGGTAGGAGGCGTAGCAGGAGCCGAGCGTGAGGAAGGCGATGACGATGGCGAATTCCGCGCTCATTTTGCTCCCTCCGTCCAAGCCCATGTGATGGCCAGCAGCACCGCCACCGGCCCCAGCGCCTTAATCGCCTCGATGCACGACTGCAAAAGCCAAAGGGTTTCTTGGTGGTTCATTTGCCCCTCCTGCGGTTCGTCGTTTTAATTTTGCGGAGGCGATACCAGTTCTCCAGCACGGCCCTCGATATGCGATGGCCGACTCGGTTGCCGAATGGCTTGCTCGCCTCAATGGTTCCGGCATCGAGTAGCCTGTAAATCGTCTTTTTGCTCACGCCCAAAAGGGTCGCAGCCTCACATGTCGTAATTTCGTCGCTCATGCCGCCTTTCTTTTGGTTGCGGGTTTCGCCTTATTTTGGTAAGGGGTGTCTGACACCCTGTCTAAAAAAATAGTTGCCGCTTCCCTCATCACAAAGGCGAGGCTTCTTCGCTCTGCTTTGGCAATAGCTTGAAGCTGCGCCTTCATGTTTTTGTCTATTGGGATCGTAATCTTGGTCATTGCTTTTTTGTCTTAGATTTTTTGGATTTTTCTTGGAGATAGGAATCGCACATGAGCTTCATGGCAGCGACTCGGTCAATTCCATTTTCATCTGCGAATTTTTGTATCCGAGCAAGAAGAGTGTCCTCCATAGGAACTGTCACTCGGACTTTGTTTGCTGCTCGTTTATCAGGCATGAGGACAAGTTAAGATGGTGTCAGACACCCCGCAACAATTATTTTTCAATAAGGTGTTCACCTACCATAAAAAAACACTTGACATCCGCATGGACACTCGCTCTGCGGGCGAAATTATTTTTTTGTGACCTGCGTTTTTTTAGCCCGATTCTCCAGCACTCGCGCAATCACCTTCTCGCGATTTCGCTGATACCAATCCGCCTTGCGCTGCGCCTCGGCCTCTTTGAATTTGTCATCGGTCGCATACTTTTTCGTGTATTGCCGAGCCATGAATTTCCGCTGCGTTTTTTTGTTCGCGTAAGGCATAGGTCAAATCTCCCACCACGCCTTCTCGTCCGCTCTGGCAGCGGGAACGGCGTAGACTCGTTGCACCATCGCGGGACTGGAATGCCCCATCTGAAAAGCCGTCAGCGGGGCGCTCTTGCACCGCGCCAAATGATATGTCGCGAACGAATGCCGGAGCGCATTCTCTGGGAACCCATCCCACCCCAGCTTCGCAGCCAGCCGCCTGCGCTCCTCGTAATGCGCCCGCGCACTCCCCGGCACGATCCGTCCCTTCTTGCCGGTAAAGAACTTTCCCCTCTTCGTCATCGGCTCCGTGAAATCCACGATCCGGTCCATCATGCCGTGATGCTGCTTCGACACTTCCGGCCTCACCCAAATCTGCCCAGCCTTCACATCGATGTCCTCCCAATCCATCCGCTGCACCTCAATCGAGCGCAGGCCCGCGAACCCACCCAGCAAGATCGACGCCCTCATCGAGTCGCCCATCTCCGCATCGAGCAGCGCCCGCATCTCATCGGCATCCAGAATGTCCTTCCGTGACCTCGCTCTCGGACAATCCACCGCCCGGAAAGGCGACCGATCCAACAAATCCATTTTGACACACCAGTTGAAAAACAATCGGACATACCGGTAGACCGTGGCCCGCTGCGTGTCAGAGCCTTTGATCTTTCCGAACCACTCCACCATCATCATCGGGGTCACTGCCTTCAGCGGGCAGCGCAAATCCCTCGCCAACCACCCGCACACCTTCTCAATTTTTTCGCGGTGCGATTTGGATGTGTTTTGGTAGAGTGGAGTGAAGATTTTTGCAGCACCGGCCACCGACGGCCCATCCTTTTCTTCTAACCCATCGAGACCGCCCTTCTGGAGCTTCTTCAAAATCCGTGGCGCATCGGACCACGCCTGCCCCTCGGTCTGGTAAAAATACCGCAGCCGCCTCCCCGCCACCTTGGCAGGGATATCGAGTTTCCAAGGCGAGGTCCGGCGTGTAGAATCAAATGTTACCTTGTAGGCCATAACTGGACATTAGCTTGTGCCAGTTGTGCCAAGATCGCAACCGATATTTGTCCATTTAAGGAAAAACGAGTCTCACAAAGTCCAGACACAGAAAACCCGCAGAACTTGTATTGATGGGCTTCTGCGGGCTTACTAAGAGGAGTTTACCGGCGGTCGGGATCGAACCGACACTCATTGCTGAACGAGATTTTGAGTCGCTTTCGGTGTGTTGATTTGCAAATACTTATATTTACTTGTGCCAGCTTGTGCCAAACTTTTGTAAGTATTTAATGGTTTTTTTCTAAATAATTGATCAACGACTTACGAGCGCGACTCTTTTTCCCCACTGAAACGCGACTTTTGGGGCAACTTGTGCTTTTAAGCAATTATCGATTATAAAATTATCCCGAAGTTACTGGGCGGATTCGGATGAAGTTCCGGGCGATGGTTTTTTGCCGTGCCTTGCGCCAGACTCCGTCTCCGGATTCTGAGTCTCGCTCCCCTCGCCCGTTGGTGTTCCCCTCGATGGTGATGATCTGGTGGCCGGAATCAGACTCGACGATTCCGACATGAGAGAAGTCGAAGACGACGATGTCGCCGGGTCTCGCGAGTTCGCGGTCGTGGAGGATGATGGCGGTCTTCGGGCGGGCTTTGGCCCATCCGAGGAATCCGTAGGCGAGCGCCGTTTTGGGTCTCCAGTCCTCCGGCGTGGAGGATTGGAGGTTGAGCCAGTCGCGGACGCCGGGCCGGTCGAGCCACTCGGCGATTACCCAGTCCACGAAGGCCGCGCACCATGGCCATGAGGCGGGTTTTAGGTCGCTGGCTTTCTGGTAGTCGCGGATTTTAGATCCGTTGTTGTTCCCGCCTTCCTCGCGGACTCCGATTTGTGAGGCGGCGATTTCGGCGAGGAGCTTGGTCATTTGTCTTTGAGGGCTTTTGCCTCGCCGAATTTCGACCAGGCGTGGTTGAGATTCTGATCTCCGGGGAGTTCGGGGTTGGTCAGCGGAATGTATTTGACGCTGACGCTGACTTGAAGGTTACCGAGTTCCCCTCGCCGGTCACCGAATGGCGGAACCGGAACGCTGACGCAGGAGGTGAGGAATGCCAGCGCCACGAAGGCAACGACGATCAGTCCTGCGGCGATCCGGCGCGGCTTCATTTTTCTTTACGAAGTAGGTTGATCAAACCGACTGCCGACAACCCAACCGCCAAGATTCCCTCTTGAAGTTGGGGTTCCAGCTTCAAGCCCAGTGCGGTTAAAATTAAAATCGCGCCCCTCCAGCTACTTTGTTCCTGCGCCCGGTTTAAAATGTAGGTGATGAGGTTTTTCATGGTTAGATGGTATCAGTCAAAACACTATAGTCAAATCACTCTTCGCTGGTGGCGTTTTGGTAGAGGCCGACAACCGGCTTGATCATGTTGAGGAGGACGGCGGGCGCGGCCATTGATGGCGAGAGTGCCATCGAGCGGAAGATGTTGTTCCATTCTTTGAGCATGGCGTCTGGGTCGTCGAGGTCGAAGGCGTCTTCCAGATTGTTCAGCGCACGCACGCCCTCCTCCATGGAAGAGAGTAAGGGATTTTGCGTGGTGCTGTTAAAAGTTTTTTGTCCGGTGAGCTTGGAGATCGCCAGCTCGCCGCCCGTGCCTGCAAAGAAAAATCCTTGGAGCGGTGCGAGGAGCATGGCTTTGGCAAAACCGCCGGGGTTCCAGATTTCATCATCGTCATCGTCAGAAAAGGCATCGCGGAAGGCGCTGGAAACCACATGGGAAAGGACGGCCATTGTTTCGATGGCAAGGATTCGACGAATGTGTGTGCCTTTGTCACCACTGCCGGTGGCCAGCCCGCGAGCAGCGTCAGCAAGGATCGCGGTCTTTAATCGGGCATCTGACATGAACAAGAAAAACATTTTTGCCATCACATTCCCGTTATTTTCAACGATGCTTTTCTGGCCGAAGCTGACCGGCTGCGCGAAGCGGTAGATGGCTTGGCTGGCAGCGTCGAGAGCGGTTTGCTTGGCGAGATTTTCCGGCATGCCTGCGGCAATAGCGTCATTGAGGTTGGCTCGGTAGACAATGGCACTGGAGATCGAGGTCGCAGCAGAGTCGAGCCAGTTGATCGGTGTCATTGATGCCTCGGCAATCTTCGCAGCGAAGTTTGGTTTCCCGGCATAGCGTGAGAATAGGAATCGAGCCTCGGCGGTTGCTCCACCTTGGAGTCGGTTCTGGATGGCATTGGATTCCCACACGGTCTGAATGTCCTCCGTGATTGTCGCTGGGTTGGAGAGTGCGGAGACGATTTGTCGCATGTCGAGGGCGAGGCCGAAGCGGATCGTGTTGTCCAACTGCATGGCGAGGGTCTTCAAGCTGAATCCCAGCGAGGAGACGGCCTTGCCGGATAGGACCGTGCCGAGGATTGGATTCAGCCAAGCAATTTCTTTGGCCTTGTTGCCGCCTCGTTGTTCCAGTTGATCGGCCCAGAGTTCGGCACTTTTGAGGACTCCGTCTCCGTGCGCTTGCTTGAGGGATTCGCGGACATCCGGGGAGGAGAGGAGTGCGCGGAATTCGCGGGCGAGTTCGGCGAAGTGGACCCAGTGCGCTTGCTGGGCGATGTGGCCTTGCGCCACGGTGAGAGCGTCTTCCGGCGCGATCTTGGCCGAGTGGGTGACACGGGATTTTGCAAAGCCCGGTGTCGTGCCAGTAGCTGTGGGCGACCCGTCGAGGCCGATGTCCTTTGAGTCTTTGGCGTTGAGGAAGCGGGTGGGGGCGTAGTTTTTGACCTGCGGCATGGTCATTCCGAACATGCGTGAGTAGACCGGATTCACGATGCCTGCGCCTTTGCCGTAGAGGCTTTGCAGGTAGCTCACAACAGATCGGGAGACGGGGTCGTTGACGAGCGCCTTGAGGTCGGCTGCGCTTTCATCGGTCCAGCCTTCCTTCCGCATCTTGATTTGGACATCCGGTTGGTTCCATGAGAGCAGGAGTTGGATGGCCTTGGCGCGGGACATGTCGAGCTTCACATCCTCGCCACGGAAGATGACGCGCTTGATGGTTACGAATTCTTTTTGCGTGTCTGCCGGGAGTGCGGCGAGTTCGTTGCGGAGGGTTTCCACATCGGCGTCGGTGAGCTTGCTGCGGTCTGCCATGCCGGTGACGATCTTTTGAGCGAGATCGATGGCGATGCGCTCGTCCTTCACCTTGCGGCCTTCAAGGTAGGCGACCGCATTTTTCTGATCTCCCTTGAGCCAGAGCATGGCATCGCCTGCGGACATGTTGGCGGCTTTCGCGCCTTCCCGGACGGCATCGAGGATGCCTTTGCCATCGCGGATTTCCGAGGATTGCGCGGCCATGTCGGCCTTGCGGAGGCGCTCCGAGAAGTTCGCGGCGATCTCTGGCGGGAGCATGGCGGTGACGAACTGCTCAAAGCTGGCGTGGTCGAGGAGGTAGTTGTTCCCGACCTCGGCGATGCGTTGCATGAGTCCCTTGTCGGCGAAGCGTTTTTTGGCAGTGCCTTTACCGAGCCATTCGATGGTCGCTGCGGCCCTTGATCGTTGCTCGTCGATGCGGGCTTGCTCCTTGATGCGCCATGCTTCGCGACCCATTTGCAGTTGGCCTTTGAGCCAGTCGAGTCCCTGCGCGAGCGTCTCGGAGGAGCGGTTGTCGAGGTCGCCAAAGGTGTTGAGGATCGACCACTCCTCGGAGAGCGCGGAGATGTCTTCGGCGGTGGCGTCCGGGTTGGCCAGCGCGGCCTCGATCTCGGCCATGCGCTTGGGCGTGGCCTCGTCGTCGAGAAGTGTGGCGCGTTGGACCATGTCGGCGAACTTCTGCGTCTCGGCTCCGAGCGTGGATTTGCGGACTCCGTTGTCACCGGCCTTCGGGCGGGATTGCTTCACGGCCTTGGTGATGGCCTCGGTGTATTCGCGCACCAGCACCTTTTCGAGTTCGGTGTCGATCTTCTTGATGCGGTCGCGGAAGAAGTCGGCGATGGCTTTGTCGGCCCGCTTGGTGGAGAGGTTTTCGGTTGCTGTGTAGCCGGGTGGAAAATCCACTTTCTTTCCGGCTTGCCCGATATTTAAACCTTGATCCATCCATGCGCTGATTAGCGCCCCCTTCATCCCACTGACTTCACTGATTTTCACCCCGTCCTTGAAGACATCGTGCGGGGCGATCCCGGCGAGCTTGGTGTAGCCCCCCACCCTGCCGCGCACTTCGGGCGGGAGGACAGACATGATGCCGTCGAGTTCGCCGAGACCTTGCAGGATTTGCGTGCGGCGGATTTGCGAGTCGTCGGAGCCGGTGTCGGCCATCGCGGCGAGTTCGTCGGAATTCCAAGCCATGACCTTGGAGAATTTCTGCTTCGCCCGTTGGTAGACTTTGAGCCGCTCGTCCGGGCCTCGGTTCATGCCGCCGAGGGCGCGGTTCACCCGGTCGATCTCCGACTGGCTGGCTATGGAATAGTTTACTCCTCCGTCTCTGCCTGCTCCGGTTGGTCGAACTCCAGAAAGTAGACCTCCTCCAGAGACATCTCCACTCCCATCTTCTTGTAAGCCGCTTGAGAGTGCTTGAGATTCTCGATTGTCGTTGACTCCAGCCCATACTGGGCTTGGAATTCTTCCTCCGACAAGAGTGTTTCGGGCGCTGTCATCAGTTAAATCTTTCCATGTTTTTTGTGATTTTGCAAGGGTGGCGGCATTTTTGGTTGCTGCCGGATAGACCAGCCGGATTGCCTCCCATGTGATGGATTGCATCTGGCGTGGCAGTATTCCGCGATCCGCTGCGGCTTCGCGGTAGGCGTCGAGATAGAGATGATAGACTCCAGAGATGCCAAGCACCTCGCTGCCATTCATGCCCGATCCGAAATTGTGTCCGACCTCCGTTGCCTTGGCCCCGTATGGCATGAGGTGCGCGGCTGCGACAGCATGGGTGTCGATGGTCGCGTCTCCATATGGAGTGTTCGGAGCGACGATGTTGTTGTAGAAGTTCCGAACCTTGTGTTCATTCCCAAGGTTGTCGCTGATATTTTTCAGCGACCCGTCCTTCATTATGCGGACAGCTTTTTCGATTTCGTTGGTTGATCCCCATCCATTCTTGGAAAGAGCGCCATCATCGTTGGTAGCCATGCCGAGCCGGTCGCCTTCCGGTGAGAGGTTCCGGTAGTTGCGACCAAATGTGACCTGCGCCAAGACGCGAATTCCCCACCCTTGAAGTGTTGGCGTGGCATCAAGCTGGCGAATTGTTTTCCCAATGACCTGTTCAACAATTTTCCTGCGCTTTTCTTTTTCAAGTTTATCCAGCGCCTTGTTGTATTCTCGACGCTCGGCGGTTTGTTCCTTGGTTTCTCCGTCTACTTTTTTGCGTTTCTGTTTATCGGCTACGGTAGCCGCTTCGATGATGCCTTCGATCTCGGCGCGGACGAGGGATTCTTCCAACACGACATCCTGCGAGTTCGTCCAGAGTTCCATGAACTGCTCGGCCTGCGCCACATTCATGAACCAATCCTTCTGCGGCGAGAACACGGCGATCACGCCGGACGCCTGTTCGACCGAGGCTTGGAACTGACTGCCCATTTCCTTGGCGATGCGGTTCGCTCCGTCATACCAATGCGTGGCGCGGGCGCGGAATTCCTCCGGGAAGGCGTCATGCAATGCCAGCAGGTTTTTCTTGAACCAGTTGATGAGCTTGCGGCGTTTTTTCTTGGGGTCTTTTTCCGAGAGGATGTTTTTCGGAAGGTGCGCGTAGTTCATCTTCTCCATCTGCTTGGCAAGGAGATCGTCTGGAACATTGTCGCCGGAGACATTGGAATCCTGCGGCGTGTTTTTGGGAACTTTGGCTGTGCCGAGCTTGGCTGTTCCTACGCGAGATGCATCGTCCTTTTCACTGACTTGGCTGATGGCATTGCGAGCGATGCCGATGCTGTAGTTGATGCTTGGGCTTCTTGGATTGAACCTCTGCGAGAGCGGGATCACATTGCCTGCGTCGTCGTAGGTGACGGGGTCAATCAGCTTGCGGTTGTTTTTCGTGTTTTTGTAGGCGTAGTCCTTGCCGTCATCCTTGCCCCATTCGCGAATATCGTTCCCATCCCAGAAGAGTGTTTCAGCCGGAACAGATTCATTGATAATTCGATATTCACCTTCACCGAAACGAGACTCTCCGTGATTTACAGCGTAGGTTTTTGATGGAGTCACCCAATCTCGGTTCTCCAACTTCGCGCCTTTGATGTCATTTGGGACGGCTCGAAAAACTGTGACAAATGCTTTTTTGCCTTGCTGGATTTTATCCATAGCGGCACGGATCGCCTTAAATGCCTCCATTCCAGCCTTGTCTTTATATGAGTAATACTGCGGTCCAACACGGGGATCGAAATAATCGTCCGGCTGAATATGAACACCTCGCGCAACTTGAACAAGCGAAGCGTCAGCGTCTCCATTCCTTACCTCTTCATCGGCTCCTGCCGGGCCGGATGGCGCTGTATGTGAATCTCTAAAATCTCCATGAGGCAAATACCCCGCTGATTTCGCCGCCTCGTCCACCATCTTCTGGACGGTCTCCATGTCTCCACTCTCGACGGCTGCGAGGTAGTCGGCGTCCTGTTTTTGCCCAATGCTATAGTTGGTCGCGCCGGTAGCTGGACCAGCGAGGGCTTGCGAGGCGGGGATGCGGTTGCCGTTTTCCTCGGTGATCTTGATGAGGTTCTCGTCGAAGACGACATAGTTGTATGTGCCTTCACCATCCGAGCGACTGCCGCCGTCGAGGTAGCGGATGCCGGGGATGCCTAATTTAAGAAGTTTTTCTGATGCTTCTTTAAGGGAAGATGTAACAGGTCTATACGGCGATTGGCCTCCCATTAAATTGTAAAAAGCCTCTCCTTTAATTCCTTTCAGTAGGGACTCCATGTAGAACCCGCTTTCCACCCCTGCGCTTTTTACCATACTTGGCCAAAGTGGAGATTTGCGGACGGCATTCATTACCTTCTCACTCTGCTCGCTCAATGGCTTGTCCCAATCGAGCAGGTCTTCCGGTTCGACATCGAGTTCGACGGTGTAGAGGTTGCTTTCGGGTTTAACCCATTTCCAACCGTCTTCCTTCCATTTCTCAAGCAGTGAGCGAACCTTTGCCGAAAACCTAACTGCAATTGGATTGTCACTGTTTTTTGCAGCAAAGGCTTCTTGATCCGCCATTGCCTTTGCAAAGTCGCCATTGTGACGGTTTAGATAGTCGGCAGCCAAAGCGTCGTCTGAAAAATCCATTTCCGGAAACTTCACACGACCAGAAGGCGTTTCAAACTCTGGAGCCATTCCTTTTTGATAGGTTTCAGCGACATCACGATTTTCAGCAAAATAAAGCCCCCAGCCATAAGCCTGCGCTCCCTCGCCTGTGCCGATCTTCGCGGTGCTGAATTTGTCCACCTTGTGCGGCGTTCCGTGGTGTGCGGCAATGCTGTAGTTTGCGGGGCCGGTGATCGTGGCGTTGCTGGCGCGGATGGACGGAGTATCAGTCGAAACTGCATTGGTTCGGGAGCCGATGGAGAAATCCATGAGCATCTGCCCGCCATCGGTGATGATGTCTTTGCTGACCCTGTTGCTTGCGGTATCGACACGCGCCTGCTGGTTGAGGCCAACCGAGTCGGCGAGGAGGGTTTCAAAGTTGGCGTCCACTTTGCCTTCGGCGACGAGGCGCTTGAGGTTGTAGGCGCGGCGGTAAATGTCTTTGACGATGATGGCCATCCGGCGCAGGAATCCACGGAATCCTTCGGGAATCTGATTTTCGCGGATGCGTCCTGTCATGTAAGCCAAGGCGACATCGGAAAACGACTCGATGACATCGGTGTCGGTCTCGGTGCGGAGTGCTGGGCCGGTGTTGCGCTCGCTCTCGATGAGCGGGATGATCTGGTTGAGGTTCTCGCGGACCCAGTCCATGGTGATACGCCCCTCGGAGATGGCTCGCTTGAGGTTATCCTGCGAGAAGTCGCGAACGACTTTGTCGCCGGTTGCCCCGTCTTGAATTTGGATAATGGAGCGGAAGACTCCTTCCACCAGAGCGCCCTGGTTGCTGGCGAGGACAGGGAAGTTGGCAAGTTCGGCGGGTTCGTTGATGTCTTGGCCTTGGGAACGAACGGTCTCGAAAAGGTTGTTGAGGTTCTGCTCGGTGGGGTTGGCCTCGTAGTCGGTGAGGAGGGTGCGCGGAGCGTTGCTCAGAAGGAATTTTTGGACATCCTCGCCGCGACCGGCGGCTTCATTCATTTGGTTGAAAAATGAGATAGACTCAAAGATGCCACGGGTCGTGCCGGTGATTTGGGTGCGGAGGAGTTCGCTGAGTGCTATTTGTGCGGTCTGCTCATCTGAGGTGGTGTATTTGACATCGCCCTTCGGATCGCGGATGACAAACTTTTTGGAACCATCTGCGAGGGTTTCGCGGGTGAGCGTGTGTGTGTTGGGGTCTTCCTGCTGGTCTTTGGCGGAAGCTATTTTCCCCTCCATGTAGGCGACCCCTGCTTTGACATTCTCCGGGGTGAGCTTGCCGAATTCGGACTGGAAGTTCTGCTGCACCTCGGCGAGGTCTTTGCCGTCCTCGATTTTTTTGATGGTGGCATCGTCCATGCCTGTCATGCGGTATCTATCTTGGCGCTCCTCAAATTGGGCAAAGCGTTTGTTGTCTGCAAAGGTGGACACACCTGTTCCAAGAAGGATTGTTGGAAGCGATGCAGCGAGGACATCGAGGCGTGATCCGCCCCATTTCTCAAGGATGGGTTGCCACTTCACATCCGGCACATCGGCTCCGAGCGCCTCGGAGACATCCTGCACCAGTGGGGTGGTGAGGTCTTGAGCGCCTTCGACAAATTGCTCTCCTGTGGCAGCGGCCAAGAATCGGACGCCTGCGCTGCCAGCCTTCCCCACGCGAGCAGGGTTGCCGATCTTACGCATGAGTTTTTCAAAGGCCGGGAGCTTTCCGAAGATTGCCTTTGCGCCGGTGCGTTCCAGACCGGCTTGGACGGCTGCGCTCACGCTGCCGATCTGCACCGCTTGGTCCACACTCATGCCTTGCTGGCGAAGCTGGTTGTATTCGTCGGAAAACATGGCTGCGCCTGCGATGTAGGGGCCGACGACCGGGACAAGTGCCGTGGCGGTGTAGGCCAGACCCTGCGGCGAACCGTAGGCCATCGCTTCCATGAAGCCGAGGAACCCACCCTTGTTGATTTTTTCAATCGGGTCGAACTGGTTGTCGGCCACGCTTTGGAGTTCGCGGACGACCTCGAAACGCTTGACCTTCTGGCGGGCTTGGTCGGCCTCGGCAGCGATCTCCTCCGGGGTAACCTTGCGGAGGTCGGCTTCGTCGTAGAAGGCACGGTTCGCGAGCGGGATTTTTTCTCCCGTGGATTTTGAAATGTAGTAGTCCGGCGGGGATGTCTTATCCTCCAGCATGCGGAGGTCGGATTCTGCGGCCATCTCCTGCGCGGTGAGCGCCCCGGTGCGGACCATGTTGAGAGTGCGGCTCCAGCTTTCTCCCCACTGCTCCATGAATTTCTTCGGGTCTTGACCGGCCTTCTGCGCTCCAAGCACGACCGAAGCGTAGGCCCGCTCGCGCACAGGCTTGGGCATGGAGGCGAGGGTGTCCACCATGGAATCCATTTCCTCTTGGTTCTTGGGGTTGGTCTCCCCTGCCCGCTCGGTATCGCGCCCGGTGACTGCGGCGAGGTGGTCGTAGACCTTCTTGAGAGGTTCGGCGTAGTCGCGGAGCATGCCCTCGGTCTCGGTGTGGAAGGCTTGCGCGGATTCCAAGAGCGGAGCTTCCCAGCCGGGTGGCAGTTTCTTGATCGAATCGGCGTTCTTGGTCTTCCAAGTCTCGACGAGTTTCGGCACATCCACGGGATCACCACCGCCAATGGAGTCGAAGAGGGAAAGAGCGATGTCGCCGGGGATTTGGTTTGCCGCCTCGGACACCTCGTTGCGGGCGTCCATGCCTTGCTTGATGAGGTCAAAGGTTTCCTTCTCGGACATTCCTTTTTTGCCGACCACCGACTCGGTCCACTTGTCGCGGAAGGATGAGTAGATGTCTTGCTGTTCTTCCGGGGTCTGGTCGAACTGCGAAGCGATGAACTGCCGGTTGGCGATGTTGTAGCGGGAATCCTCGTCGAAATCCTGCAACCCGGCATCGTTCACATAGCCATCGAAATCCGAGTAGATTTTGTTGAGCGTGTCGAACTGCTCGCGTTTCTGATCGGCATCTTTCTGGTCGGCCCAGAGACGAAGCGCCTCGGCGCGGGATTCGCGCTCCGCTCCCTCCAGAGTGTCAAATTCGTTGTAGTATCGAGTGGCTGTATCGTCGTCGATGAGTTCGACCGGCGTAGGTGTGACAGAGAGCATTAGGAATTGGAAAGTTCTGGAAGCGGAGTGGAGTAATCGATTTCTTGCGCGGCCTTGGCGATGTCCTCCTTGGAAGATTTTTTGTTGATGCTATCTGCCTTGGAGGTCTTCGGTGGGGCGTCGATCTTTTTGCGGACATCTTCAGTCGATGTCGCTGGCTTGGAGGGAGCGAACCATGAACCCGGATACCACCACGAAGACCCGCCGGATTTGATTTTCTGGACATTCTTATCAGCGGCGAGGATTTCGTTGAGTTTCTCGTAGACCTTGGTCTTGTCGGCGGCTTCCTTCGGGTTTGCCTTGGCCCAGTTTTCCAAGTCGCTTTTGAAGCCTGCAAACTTCTGTCCGGCGGCGAGGTATTTCGGCACTTCGGAGTCTGGCATTTTCCCGTCCTTTTCAGTCCATGTCCCGAATTGGCCTTTGGTGAAAAGGGTTTTGAGTTGGGATGTGGCTTCGGTGACCGGGGTGGCTTCCTTCGGATTGTTCCACTTGTCGCGCAGGGAGGAGAGGAGTTCGCCTCGCTCGCCTTCGGGAAGTTGGCGGATGGAGTCTTTGATTTTGAAGTATTCGGAGCCTTTGCTGTCGTCCTTAGTCCTAACGTAGGCATCGACCATGGTGAGTAGGATCGGACGCATGGCGAGGGCTTTTTCAATTTCCGCCGGGGTCTTGGAAAGAGTTTCGATGGCCGAAAGAATCCGGCGCTCTGGGAGGATGCCTTCAGCGACTCGGCGGATATCTTCTGGTTTGGTGAGTTCTCCGGAAAGGATCAATTGATCCAAATCATCCTCAATGTTGTTGCGGTAGACGCTCGCCTCAGATCGGGCGTTGCTGTAGGCACGGACGATATCGGCCTTTTCGGTGAGTTCCGGGAAGAGTTCGGACTTGCCTGTTTCCAGCGCCTTTTCCAAATCCGCCTCTGCGCCTATTGGGTTTTGAATGATTGTGCTGGCGACATTGGCGTTGCGCTCCTCCTTGGCTTTGCGGGCGTTGTTATCTGCCAATCGGGCCACGGCGAGTTTGCCTGCGGATTCCGATATGATTTCGTCTGCGACCGCTTTGTTGTAGATGCCGATTGCGCCTTCGATGTCGTCGTCTGCGACTTTCATCAGTGCGTTGGCCTCGATGTCCTGCTGGTAGCCTTCGATGCGTTTTTTGTTGGCCTGCCCTTCGATTTGCAGACCGCCCATGGTGTTCCAGCGGTCAAAGGCGGGAGAGAGCGACTGGGCGGCGTTGTTGCTGATGCCGATCTCGCCGATGGCTTTCTTTGCCTCGGAAACATTGGTGAGCCACTTCTCCTGCCACTTGTCCACCGGCGTGTTCATCTGGTCGTTCTGCTGCTTCTCAAATGCTGAGCGCATGAGGGTCTCGGCGCGGGCGAGGTCGGCGGTGTCCTTGGCCTTCGCCATCTTTTCGGAGTAGGCAAGGGCGACCTCGCCGACTTGGCCGACTTGATAGGCGATCTTGCCCATCGCGGCGTCCTCCTTTGAAAAGGCATCGAGCGCCAGCGTCTGGTCGAGCATCGACTTGGCGCCACGGGTTGCGATAGAGGAATCCACCATGGCGGCTCCGGTGAGCTTGGCGGCTTGCGGGGCGAGGATGCCGGTCGAGGGGCCGAGGGCTTGCGGGCCTGCGTTGGGAATGTCGGCGAGTCGGATGGTTGGCATGGTTAGGAAACGGCTCTTACAGGTGTGGCGCGGCGGTATCCAACGAGGTTCCCATTGTTGGACACATAACCATCGTATGGTTTGGCGGTTGATTTGGATGCAGAACTTCCGTAGGCGGACAAACCGATCTGGCCCATCTGGGCGACTCCGGCGGCTCCGGCGGCGTAGCCACCGAGTTGGGTGGCGCGGGAGGTTGCGTAGCCTGCCTGCTGCTCGATGGCGGCTTGGCGCATGGCGATGCGGTAGCCTGCGCCTGCGGCCTTCTCGGCGAACTGGGCATCGTTGAAGGAAATCTGTGCGCTCTTCTTGGCCATGGCGCTGGAGAAGAGGTCGGCATTCATGTTGAAATCGCCAACCAGGCTATTCATGTCCGCCTCGTAGCGTTTCTTGTTGGATTCCAAGTTGGCGAGGAGCTTGGTGTCGGCGACCTGCTGCTCGTAGAGATTTGCGGTATCAGCCAAAACAGCAAGAGGAGAACCTTCGGTGGTGACTCCACCCTTGGCGAACTGGCTGCGCTGGAGACCGAGGATGCGGGCCTTCTCGGCGCGGATGCGGTCTGCCTGTTGGCGGGCTTGGGTATCGACGCCATCAGCTTGGGCGCGGAGCTGCTGCGCCTGCTGCTGAACAAGGATGTTGTTCATGTTCGCCTGGTCGCCAGCGGACTGGGCGTTGAACATGGCGAGTTGGGAATTGAACTGCTCGGCCTGCGCGGCCCGCTCTGCGGCCATCCGTTGCCATGAGGCATTCTGCTCGTTGATCTGGCGGTTGTAGTCCGCGATGGCCGCTTGGGATTTCGACTGCTGGTCGGCGGAATACATCGCGATGCCGGTCGAGGCGGCTGTGGCGAGGACGGATGCAGTCGTAAGGGCGATGGTGGTTGCGGATGCCATGTCAGTTCAAGGTTTGCACAAGGTGGATCATTTCCGTGTCTGTGCGTTGAAAACCGGTCTTCTCATAAACCCGCGCCAGCGACTCCTGTTTGCATGTGGTCAACATGACAGAGTATCCAAAGGATTTTGCCTGCCCTTTGAGGAATTCCACAATGGCCTTAATCGACCTGTAGACGGATTTCGGTTTGGCTCCGGGGTTGGAAACGACCCACTCCATCATGGAAACGCCGATGCTATTGTCCATGTAAAGCCATCCTGCGGCAACGGGACCACCATCTAAATTTGCCACGATTCCAAGTTTTGGAAGAACGGAGATTGGAACGGCATTCCATCCGTGACCTATCCACCACTCTTTCACAATGGCGTAATCCGTCTCTGGATCAAACATTTTGAGAATTGGGAAAATCTCACTCATTACCGAAAGTATCCCACACGGGTTGAAGGGCGATGACTGCCATTGGATAAGGGGCAGTTTGCCTCAGAGTGACATCTGCGTCGATTCCAAACGCACCGGCCAAGATCATTTTCTGGTCGCCGGTGGTGAGCGTGTCGGCGAGGGCATACCACTCGCCGTTGTTCGTGCGGATCTCCCCTCCCCGGCTCTTGTAGAGGCGGGCGATGATTTTGTGGATGCGCTTCTTGCGGCCTTGGGAGGAACCGTCTTCAAGGTCCATGTCGAGCTTCATGGGCGTGAGCGTCGATGTGTAGGGCAGGCCGACATAGCCTGCGGCTGCGACTGGGACGGTGATTGATCCGCTGGCCACGGTGCGGGTCACGGGGGCTTGGCCGTCTTGCATGACGGTGACGGTCTTGCCATTGAAGCGGTCGAGGCCGGAGATCGTGCGGCCTGCTGCGTTAGAGGCAAAAGCGGACCACCCATCGAGGTAGCGCCAAGAGGCTGTTGTCTGGTCATCGAGGTGCTTGCGCCACAAAAGCGGGAACCGCTCGATGGTGCGGTAGTCCTGCCCGGAGACGGTGCGCTTGACGACCATCCAGACTTCGTCCTCCGTGCCGTTGCCGTAGATGGTGGCGACCGATTCAACCAGGGCATTGTCGGCGATGGTGTGTCGATGCCAGCCGACGACCTTCTGGTCGCGCTCGTAGGTCATGGCGATGAGTGTGCCGTCTCCGCGCACGCACCAGAGGACGGCATCCGGTTGCTGCTGGTAGGCGATCTCGACAATCTCGCCATTGGTGATGTGTTCGGCAAGCAGGGTGAGGTCTGGCGCGACCCATCCGTCCTTGTTGAGTTCGTAGACCAGCTCGCGCACTTTGCGTCCATTGCGTTGGACGAACAAGAGGACATCGTTGACCAGAGCGGCTCGCATGTATTTTGACCCGTAGCTCGACTGGCGGCTGGCTTGCACATTGGTTGCCGAGAGCGAGGCTGAGGAGTCGGCGCTGCCGATGGTCCACTCGTCGCCGGATGTGCCGATAAGGAGTTGCGACTGGCTATACATCCAGTTGATGCGGTTGCCTTCGGAGGCGGCGAGGGTGAATTGGACCGCATCGCTCGCGGTGACGCCGGTCTTAAAGTTCTCGAAATTGTCAATCTGGCTACACCAGATCGTGTTCGGCTGGGTGGCTGTGCCGCCAAAGCACAGGCGTTGTTCGTGCATGGCGACCGAGCGAGGGTAGCCGCGAGTGGAAGAGAATGCGCCGAACGCCCAGAACTTGGTATTGCGCTGGTTGCGCGGCCCCTCGCCGAGCCACTTGTCCACATTGATTTGCTCTGCGGCGACGATGGTCGCGATGCCGCCGGTCACCTTGGTGTCGGTTTCCAATCGGGCTTTCTGGACAATGGTTCCAGACACAGAGGCCCAGTCCAAGATACGGATTTTGAATCCACAGCGTTCGGATTCTGTGCCGCTGGAAATAATGTTGCGGTCTGCTGCCACGGCATATTCCTTCACGATCTCCATCTTCGTGAGGTTCTCCGGGTAAATGTCGAGGTATCCAGTCTGGGCGTTTGCTCCCACATCGTATGTGTAGGTGTGCGTGCCGGTGACGGTGATGGAAGCTAAGTGCGTAGCGTAGTTGTTTGTTGATAGCCCATCTCCAACACAGATTCTGTCTCCATTGTTCCACCCATGGTATGGGTGATAGACGCTCACTACCGTTCCGCTTCGCGTGCCAGTAGCCACAATACGCCCAGCGGAGAAGACATCCGATGGAACTCGCAGGATTTGCACGGTGGCCGTCCAAGTGCCGGATGTGCTGAAATCCCACCCGCCCTCCACAGCCAGAGTTGATGACACATAATTTCCAGTGATGACTTGTTCGGCGTAGAAATTTGATTTCTGCCACTTGAGTTCCACTTGTGAACCCACGGTAGAAGCCGGGAAAAGTCCAGACCCGGCGCTCACCGAGTATTTGCCCATTTCATTGAGCGGAATCGGGAATTGCGACCATTTGCCAGCAGCTTGATCCACGCCAAAGTTCGACCCGGCGCGGTGGGCGCTCATGGCGTAGTAGTAGAATGCCTGCCCGCTTTGGTTTTGGGCCGTCCATTTGGCTGCGGTGAATGTGGCGTCCGTGTTGGCCGTGATGCACTTGTAGGCGATGCTGCCGGAGAGGACGATGTCGCCCACTGCGTAAGCGGTGCTTGCGGCCCATGCCGGAGGACGCACATAGTCTCCGAGGATGTAGTTTGTGCCAGCGACCCAAGTGTCCGGGTTTGGGTAGATGTTCACGACCTGCTCTGTGGCGTTCTGGTCTTGGAGCGGAGGGTAGTCAAAGACCACTGGCGCAAAAGTCCAATTGTTGTCGGCAAGGCGAGAGAGCTTGTGTGGCAGGTAGTTCGCATGCGCGAAATACATGATGTCATTGATCTGGGAAAATTGGATTTCGCGCAGGTCAGCGGCGGCGTAGGGAGTGGGAATCTCAAGGATCGACTGCGCCACCCAGCGGCCTGCGGCGAGGTCGGTGGCGAATGTGCCTGCGGTGTGGGCAACAACGCAGTAGTAGGTCGTGCCGCTGGAGGAAACATAGTTGCCGACTGCGTAGATGTTCCCGGTCGCCCACGCGGCAGGCGTGGCGGCGTTGACCGGCGCTCCTGTGGAGGGAGACCAGAACCTCATGTAGCCTGCCCCCATTTCGATGACGAACCGGGTGGTGGTCGAGAAGTTGAATCCGATCAAGCGGGTCTGGCTTGTGGCCGACTTGGTCGTGCCGCGAAACTCCGTGCCGGGTCGGCGGATGACGCCTCCGTATGGCAGGATTTGGAAGTTCTCCAGCGTGCGGCAGGCGCTGCGGTATTTCTCCAGACTCGTCCGGGCGTCGATGAAGGGCGAGACTTCACCGGCGTTGAATGAGGGGTAGAAATCGAACTTCGGCATTTTATTTGTTTTCCAGCTTGCGCTCGACTCGCTCAATCACCGCTTTAGCCGAGGCGATGACTCCGAGCATTTCTTGGTTTGCCGTTTTCAAATGCGCGACAAATTCCGCAGTCTGGCCATCCATGCGGTCTTGGAGCGTGTCCAAGCGGGCCGTGAAATAGCGAAACAACACGCCGATGGCCGCGAGGCCGATGACGAGAAGCGCCACAAATAGCCACCGGTCGGATTGGCCTGCGGCAAAGTTTGTGGCGTCGATGAGGTGTTGATCCATTAGCTGTTGGCTTGGGCAAGGAGGTTACCGACCTGCGAGAGGGTCGCGGTGTTGTTGACCCTGTCCACATTCAACGCATCTGTCTTGGCCTTGATGGCGGTGACATCCGAGGCCAGCGTGCCGGAGGCTGCTCGACTCCCCACATTTGTGTCGAGGCGATTGAGTTCGGTGGTTAGCTCCGATCTCACCTGTGTGGCGATGGCGGCTGCGGTCGGCACGGTCGGTGCATTGGTCAATGTCGTGACCGTTGCCAGCGTGCCGTTGGGGGCGAGACGACTGGATACGGTGGCGTCCAAATTAACGAGGCGTCCTCCTGCTCGCTCAAGATCGCTGCGGATTGCGGCTACAAGTGCAACTTGATCCACATTGCTGTTTCCAATGGCTCCCACGATGGCGTTGAGAATTTGCTGTCCGTCTGCCTCGTTGAGGATGGAGGACTCAACGGCGGTTGCGATGGCTGTGCGCTCGGCGCCGGTGAGTGAGTAGCCGGTCTTGTCTGCGGCGGCCCACACTGCCGAGGCAATTGTTGCTGCCGTTGGGCCAATGTCAGCAGTCAGCGTGCGCGATGCTGCGGCCCATACTGCCGATGCGTTTTCTGCTGCTGTTGGTCCGCTCGATGTGGTGAGTGTGCGCGTTGCCGC